AGGAACATTGGCTGTCGTTCCAAGAGCGGCTCCATTTACAGGAACTTGTCCCTGTGAAGCTCCAGCTCCTTTATATGCAGCAGATCCCAATCCTTTTACTGCTATATCTGTTGCTGCTCCAGTTCCTGTTGTTACAGAGATTGTACCGTTCGCAGTGCCAGAAACTACTTTACGGACTGCGTTTGTAGCAAGAGTACCCTGTGCGGCAGTTGCATAAGCAGAAGTATTTGTATATGCAGCACTTCCTAATCCTTTTACCGCAATATTATCTGTAGTTGTTCCATCTACAGTCAGTTTTAATGTACCGTTGTTAGTACCGGAAGCAAGAGTTACGTTCTGTACTGAACCATCACCAATCAGTGCAGAGATTTCTTCTGGTGTCATAGTCGCATATGGCAATTCAGCAAATGTTTTAACCCCATCACCAATTTTAATTTTGTAAGCGCCAGATTCTGTAATTTCAATCGCTTGTTCACCTTTTAATAGAACAAGCGTAGATTTCGCCCAATTAGCGGTTGTGTCCGATTTAAGGGCGATACGAGTATTCAATGTCTGTGTAGCCATTCACATCATCCTTTCGAGCTACCGCATTGCATGATGAATTCCTTTTCAGGATCAAATGCCAATGCATAATATTTGATATTATTATCATCCCATCTATAGATTGCATTTGTGGTTGTGTCCACATAAATTGCATTTGTTTTACCAATTGTTGGAAACAATGTATAAGATGCATAAGGGATGACTTCTTGCTGATCAGTTATATATTTTTTAATATAATCAACAAGCTCAGTAAGACCTTGTAAATTAAGAAATTGTTCTTTCATTATCTGCACATCCCTTCGCTTTAATGAAAGCAAGGGGAGTAACCCCTTACTTTACGCACTAAATAAACCTTTGATAGACGCACTTGGAATTGCTTCGTATCCATCTCCAACAAGCCCCTTAAGAGCGGTGATATCAGATGTGTTCTTAGCAATCTTCGGTTTTTCAGCGGCAAGATCTTTTTCAAGAGCAGTAATCTTACCTTCGGCAGTATCCATTCTGCCTTTAACAGCAGTAATATCTCCAGCATTCTTTTTATCAGCAGCTTCTAATGTAGGTAATTTCTTTTCAATAGCATCAATTCTTCCTACAGCGGCTGTCAGATCTTCAGCTTTCGCATACTGAGAAAGGTCAGAATCTGCAAGAGCCTTAGAAACATATTCAGCAATATAACTTACGATATCTTTAGATGTTGCTGTGTTTGGGAGAGTACCGATAAGTGTTTTCAGCTTAGAGATATCCTCTTTATTGGTAGTAATCTGACTATTCATTCCTGCTGCATCAGATGCATGAGAAGAAATCCAATCAGAGATTTCCTTCAGTGTGTCATATGCTTCTGGGGCGCCGTTAACAATCTGAGCAACTGCATCAGAAACAGCTTTCTTTACGGATCCAGCCCCGGTTCCATTAAGAGTACTGATTGCTGCGGTATTAGCTGCAACACTTGATTTCAGAGCAGAATCATCATATGTGCCTGTCTTTACAGCTTCTTTAATATAAGAAACTACATCTTTAGCTTTAGCACCAGTAGGAATAGTACCAACATAAGACATTACTTCTGTTTTTGCTGTGTTAGCAGCTCCGGCTGCATCGAAATCTGTAGCCGCCTTTCCAGAATCTACAAGATTACCATTAGCATCAAGACCTGCAAGATGTCCGGAGATAGCTCCTTTTACCTTATCTGCTTTTCCTGTCGGCTGAGGAATAGTAATAGTGAATGCTGCTTCATCAATAGTTACTGGAGCAGTTTTTGTGTAGAAATAAAGTGTGTATCCGTCTTCTGACTGAGATACTGTTTTAATTGAGCTTTTAACAGCTTCACTGATTTTTGAGTCAATCTGTACATTATGCAGATTTAAGAACTCCTGAAGATTAGAAAGTGTAGCGAACTGTAATTTTGCCATAATTAGTTTCCTCCTTGAAATATATTTGTTAAATCTTCGGAATCAATACCTCCAAGTTTTCTTTCTAAAGCAGCGTCAATATGATCATCTAAAACATTTAAAACGGTTTCCTCAATGATATTTGAAACATATTCTTTTACAGAATCAGCACTTGCAAAATTCTGTTCATTAATCCAGCTTTCAGTGACATAACGATCAGTCGTATATTCACCATCCTGCTGAATGAAATACAATGTAATAGATTTTCCTTGCATTTTTGTGATTGTTGTGCTGGAAGTATCAGCATCATGAGATACAAGATACAGAACATCGTCTGCAGAAGATTGAACAGTAGTATTGTTTCCACCAATGATACATTGGCCTTTTACTTTATAAATACCATCATCGAGTGATGATATCTTCACAGGAACAGTAAGTGTACCTATAAGATTTACAATAGGTACATCAGATAATTTGTTATAAGATAGGCTGTTGATATAGTCTACAACAGTGGACTTATCTTCAAGATTACCGATTATATTATCTAAAAGAGTAGAAAGCTCAGAAGACTTGACATAATTATCCAATCCGATTGTTTTTTTGACCTCTTCAATAATATGATCTTTATCTTCATCAGTCATAGATATGTCATAAGAGAAAAGCAGTTTATCTCCAGAGAAAAACATAAGATTTGATCCGATGCATTTTACATCTGTAATCTGTTTATCTCCTTTGACATATTCTAATGTGTTGTCGATGGTCACCCACGCTATACTCTTACTGTCTTGGATGTAACAAAGTCCTGGGTATTTTAGCACCCCTCTTTGTAAAGCCTTTTCTGCAATTTGCTTAGTTGATGCAGAATACCAGGTTGGAATTAACGCCATGCTGTGATCACCTCTTCAATTTGTCATATTCATATTTTGAAATTTCTTTTATTGCATAAATGTCATTATCAGGCGGAAAATTATAGAGACCTTCAATGTGCCATCCATATTTTCCGTCTGAACTTAAAATAGCCTGTGCTTCTGTGATATCACATAGAAGCAACAGACTATGTTTCTCCTGATATTTGATATACAGGATATGATTAAGGACATCTACGACTTCATCATTTTTGATTACTTTATAATACATGTGATATCCTCCTTATAAGATGGGAATGGTTACCCCTCACTTGAAATTGAGAACATAAGTAAGATTCCAGAATTCTGCCCTGGATAAGAGAATCCATATGTTGCACCAGATTCATTAACCGTATACAACCAGTTTGCAACTGTAGCATTTGGAGATCTGGTCCAATAAGATTTATACTCTGCAGGAATAGAAGGTTTTGCTTTCTTTCTGGTATCATCATCTGTGAAATAAGCAATAGGAGCATTTGTTTCAGAAATATATGGTTCAGAAGTAGCAGTAGGATCAACTTCATACAGAGATGGAACATAGAATCTGCAATTAGATACAGAAGTGTCATTAGACTTGTTACCGACAGAAGAATATACTTTAACTGGTTTGATCAACGCTTTCCATAAAGGAGAGATTGCCTTAACCATACGAGTATTCAACCATGTATTCAATGTAGAATCAGCCCATCCACCTGCATTTGTGCTCTTATTATTATAAGGTTTTTCTGTACCAAGTAGATTAGAAGCAACAAATGTAATGTTAGCTCTCTTTGAAGCAACGTCAGATAGATAATATCCTTTAAACTTAGCTACTTCCATTGGAATAATTTCATGAATCCAAGAAGCAATATCCATACATTGTTCTTCACCAAGATCTGCGTACCAGACTTTAGCCCAATGTACAGTGCCTTTTGCAAAGTTTTCATATGCTCCATCGTCAGCTTTAGAACATCCAAATACGAGAGTGGAACTATTCTCTGGAATCCTGATCGCATTCAGAGTAGTAGAAGATACTTCTTTCCCAGTCATGTTTGAATTGTACACATAAAGCTTCTGACTTCCAGCTTCATGACGAAATACAATAATCTCTCGGTTTGTTCCAGCAGATGGAGTTATACTATCAGTATTCCATGAGAAACGAGGTTCCTGAGAATACCAAAGTCTGAATCCATTTGAACCATCACCTTGAAAACACTGAGCAAGAGTGGAGTTTACACTATTTCCTGAATCAAATTCAAAGTCAATAGCAATTGTAAAGTCTCTGTCTTTTTTCATGATTTTTAATCCGGTGTCAATATAGTTTGTTCCATCAAATTTAGTCGCAGCTGAAATAACTTCATGCTCTTCAATGTCGCCATAGCTATAATCAACACCAAGTTTGAAATCTAATGTATCTTTTAATGATAATGATTTTGCTTCAAGTCCCATTTTCATAAGAGTATAAAGCTCAACCTGTGTCATATTGGCCAGATCCTTACTATCAAAGTATCCATCTACGTATTCGCATGTTTCATATACTGCATTGATCGTTTTATTTCCATCGACAAATCCTGACTTATCCCATCCTTTAAACAGATTGTACTTATAAGCAGATTCCTCAGCAGTATATACAGGAGTATCACCTGTATATTTTACATAAGAACCATACTGGGCAGTAGATTCTTGAAGAGATAATCCTTTAGAAACATATTTTACAGTATATTCACGGATTTTACTGTCATATATAGCAGTAATAGTTCTGTCAGCAAAGATTCCTGTCATTGAACCTTCCCATCCTTTGAAGGTATAATCAAGCTTAATTGTGCTTTTCTTTGTAGGAATAGGAATCGGATTAACTTCTCTTGTAGTAGGATCAACAGCGTTTCCACCTTTATCTACGTACTGGATATCAAGGATAGTATTACTTTCATCATCATTTATAAATGTAACTTTGAACTGAGTAATGATTGAATCGTAAGTAAGAACAAGGTCTGTCCAGATACCAGGTTCATCTTCAGAACCAACAAATTCTTTATATTCCTGCTGTCTGACTACAGGTACATGTACGGTTCCAGTAAGAACAGACTGCTCTGTAGTAGCTCCATTATCATCAATACCAGTAAGCTTTGCTAATTTCAGAAGAAGCGTAGTATCGTCAAGATTCCATGAGATACCAGTAATTGTTACGGTACGAAGAGTATTAATAGCGGCATTTAAGATAGCAAGAGCATCTACGATAGAGTTCTGACATACAAATGTCTGTAAATTATCGTATCCTGCAACCTTAAGATCGGTTAAGTCTTTGAGGTTCTTGAGTGTGAGAGTGTTGATAGAAGATGGGAGAGAAGCATGAGCAATCTTACCATGATTAGCAAATAATACAGATGTTACAATTGTTCCATCAGCATAAAGATTAATAAGATTTTCACATGCAGACAGGTTAACAGATCCTGTAAGATTTGGACAATTACGAATATCCAAAGTCTCAAGAAGAGTATTATTACCCATATTAAGAGATGTCATAAAAGTATTCTGATATCCAGCTGTATTATTACCAATGATAAGAGTTTTCAGCTTAGAAGCCTTGGAAAAATCATTATCATGAATATAACAAGCAGAGAGGTCATTTAGTGCCTCAATTCTTGATGCAGCATAGATAAGAATAGCTGTATCATCCATGTTTGTTAGATTAGTAGTAATTTCATATTCTTGTCCGGCTTTTGCACGTACCTGAGTGGTTTCTGGAGAGTTACCATAAAGTACAGAAATATACATGTCAGAATAAGGAATAATTCTCAGTGTGTAATCTGGTTTGACTACAACTTTCTTAGGTGTATTACATCTGAACATGATCTGATCAGACTTTACATCTGTATGTAAGAATTTCGTTCCCATATAAATATGCTGGTCACGTTCCCATTGTCTGAGATGATATTTTCCACGTCCATTCATCATCTCATTAAGGAATCTTACTGTTCCAGCACGATATGTTCTCAGATATAATCTTTCATAGTGGATTCTCCAAAGTTCTTCTGGGAACTGGTTCTGCCAAGCCTCATACTCATTAATTAAATGAGAATCAGACCAACAGTTAGAATCTACAGACTGATACATGTTTCTTAATTCTTGTGTAAATACATCACGTATTCTGCACCACAATACAGATTCAGCAGCATTGAAAACATAACCAGATGAAGGATTTCCTTCTTCTTTATAGTCAGTATCTTCCTTACCATATGGGAATGACAGCTCACCTGAATTATTAATACCAAGCTGAGTGTCCATATCATATGCCCATAGATCAAATCTATAACCATCATGCAGAGCAGCTGCATCATCATCTATAGTATAATATTTAGCTTTATCACCCATAGTTGTAGCTTCTTCCTGAGTGATATAATGTTTTGCCCAATGTGGGAAAACATTCTTGGCTCTATTGTCAATCATACTATATCTGAGTGTAACTAAATAGAAATAGAGCATTGCATCCTGAATACACCAATCTTTCAAGCCATCTTTAAATTCTTTATCACTAGACGTAATTACAAACTCATAGAAGTCTCTCCAAATCTGTTTGTTATCTGTACGTATTTTCTTTTTTGCTTCATCAGAAGTAAGAGCAGAACCATCCTTAGAATCGCCGCAACAATCATATCTGAATTCAAATGATCCATCCCAGTTATTATACAGAGCATCATATGCTGTATTACCAGTTTTCCATTCAGCTTTACTGATAGGATATTTCATAGTTCCATCTTGATTTGTTATACCGGTCTGGAATGCAGAGTTTGGAAGAGTATTGTCACTGATTTCAATACAGAATTCTTTCATATCCTCTGGATCATAAGCTCTTGTAATATCAGTCTTCTTTGAATCTCCCATATTACCGAGAGAGTAGAAGTGCCAGTCTGTATCCTGAAATTCTCTATGAGTAGTAATATCAGGATCAGATTCTTTAACGAAGATTACGCAGTTGACAAATTCCATAGAGTTTTTAACTTTAGAATCTCTACGTACCGCAGGACTTTCATATGGTAAAAAGTCGTTGAATCTCTTCTGTCCTAATGCATTAGTTGCCATATTTGAAGATGCTACATTTACTTTAAAGTTCCACCAATTGTTTGGAATAGAGTTTCTTGTAAGACTAATTTTACCTGTACCGTCATCATATCTTGTACCATCGCCAAGAACCAACTCTGTCTTATAGTTAGGATCAAGAGGAATCTTACTATTGATCTGATGTACACCATCCGCACAACAAATAACATCAATATTTCTGGCAGCAAAACCATATTCATTACTTGTAGTTCCCTGTCCGGCGTGGAAACAGTTAATAAATTTCCAGTTATCTAATTTAGGATCCCCATTCTTATAAATACATTCCATAGAAGTATTTTTAACAAAATCCTTCTTGTCATTTGTAAAGTGAGGGGCTTCAATTTTTATAATTCTTAAATTCGGGCAAGCATTAGCTACAGAATCTGGAGTAAGAGCATTATTGTCATTGTAGATCTGGTTTCTATTATATCTTGCAATCATTTCATCTGAATCTCTGGCATCTGCAATAAAGTTAGCAAGGATATCTGAATCAGTCAGAGAAGCAGAATAAGCTTTTATCCTATAGATTAAAACATCACAATCCGGAGAACCAATAGAAATTGGGGTAGGAGAATACTGGTGCAGTCTATGAGAATTATCATAAATAAGAGGTCTTCCTCCAACTCCGTCTTCATAAGTCATAATGATAGAAGTTGCAGATGTGTCTTTTGTATCAATTGTATTGATATTATATTCAAATTCAATAATGTCCTCTTCGCTATATGGAAAATATAAGCTGTCAGTAGAAGTGTTCACGTATGCTTCATGAACATCCATTTTAATACCTACGTCAGAGCCTTCAGTACCATCAATACATGATAAGAAAGTAGCAGAAGCATTGCGAACATTCTGAGTCTTAAATACAAATTTGAATTCAGAACCAGTCTGTTTCGGGTCTTTTCCGAAGAGATTATAATTAATCTGAGCAGTTGTTCCAGCTTTTACACAGAAATACTGGTTTCCAGAAGCATCAATCTGGTATCCACCATTATCCCAGTCAAAGTTATCTGATACTGAAAGAGTAATAGCAGAGTTATTTTTATCGGTCCAGAGTCTGTCGGTATCTCCATTGGATTTTCCAACAGGGTTAAAATCAAATGCTAAGTTAGCTGTGATTGGTTCAACATCAATATCAAGTTTAGTGATATTAACTGATAAAATCTTAGTCACTTTACGACATGAGATGGTCAGGTTATGTTTCCCTTCAGTGGATGACTTATAACTCCAGATTTGAGCAGAACGATTTACAGAAAGAGTGCTCTGTACTTTACCATCAATTGATAGTTTTACAGAGGCGGGATTGTGATCAGGATCATATACAATATATTTAATACTTGTTGCCTGGTACTGTTGTGCTGTAAATTCCTGTTGAGCACACCCAATAATAGGAGTTCTATTTGTAGGATCAACACAAATAATATCCTTACAAATAGTATTTGAGGTTATTTCTTTATTGTTAATTGTCGCAGTCATATATACTTTGAGTAAATGGCTGCCATGTTCCTGTTTAGGAATATTATAAGACATAATTCTGCCAGAGGACTGAGTTTCAACAGTGCCTAAGTCTTCACCATCAAGAATAAAATGAAGAGTCTTATTAACGTTTCCATAAGGTGTATATCTAAATACTACATCTGTATTTGTATATAACAAAGTATCATCAAATGTGCTTTCAAGTTTGAATTCTACAATAGTAACAGTCCATGTCTTAGTGGCAAGTGTCCCAAAACTGTCGGTAATAGTTAATCTAATAGTATTTGCACCAACATTAAGATATTCAGTGATATCAAAACTATTGTTTCCTTGCGCAGCCGTATTCGTAGCTACAATAGTATTACCAACTTTCCACACAGCAGTACCGGCTCCAGTTGTATCACCAGTATTATCTACAGATGAAAAACTATATTCAATGATTGCTTTTGAACCAAGTAAGAAAATAGCATCTGCATTTGTGATTCTTTCAATAGTAATAGTAGTAGTATCTGAGGAAGATCCTCCACCACCTTCAATTTTAAAGCTTTTCTGGATTTCTCCATCCTTTAAAAATGTAAAAATACTATTTTCGTATGTAACATCGTACTCTGCAGCCGCAGGATTTTTCTTGATTTCTTCAATGGCGGCTTTAACATCTGTAATATCTGTATTAATTCCTTCAAACTGAGTATCATAAGAAGTCATATTTTGTTTCAAGATATCTACAGCATTTTTGGCCTCATCAGATTTTGTAGTAGCACTTTCTACTTTCTTCTCAATGCTTGAAATAGTAGTTTTTATCTCTGAGACAGCAGTAGTATTGGCATTTACATTCTTTTCGATTTCAGTTTTAGCTGTTTCAAGTGGACCAATTCGATTAGAGATTACTGTATCTTTCTCGTCCATTTCTGCTTCAAGTTCCTGCTTCAATGCAGCTCTCCACTCAGCAGATGGCTCAATAGAACTAAGTTCTACAGTCTGAATAATAGTTTCTCCATCTTTGAATACTAATGAACCTTTTCCATTGACAACAGAATACTCAACTATGAGGTTTGCAAGACTGTTAATAGTAATAGGTTCTCCAATAGGTTCCGTTCCGTCTTTAAACACTAAATTTCCAGTTGTGTTGTCATATTCAACTTTTAAGTTCTTCAAACTGTCAATACCGGAAATAGCAGTGTTTAATTCTTTGACTTTTGTATCAACTTCTGTTTTTGTATAATATGCTTTCAGAGATTCAGTTACTGTTCCATTAAGATCATTCATAACAGATGTTTTTACATCTGCCTTTATATCATCTACATTAATAGAAGCAGCAGAAGCCTTTGCTTCATCTGCGTATTGTTTTGCTTCGGCTACATGACCAAGAATCATATTTACAAAACTTGTATACCAATCTTCAGAAGGTTCAATGATTCCGTCATAATTTAATCCTTCCAGAACAGTAAACTTACCATTCGGTCTGGTTCTCCAAATATAATTGTTTCCTTTTTCATTTACGCCAGTAGCCATAATTTCAAAAATTATATCTCCGGCATTTGCTGTAACAGCAGCATCAATCAGCCAACCAAATCGAATATAAGTATTGTTGGAAGCTACATTGATAACTGTCGCTACTTTACCTTTTTTCTCAGCTACAGATTCATATCTTATCTGGATGAGCATATCCATAAGATCCATACCATCCCAATATCTTGGAATCCTAAATGGCATATACTGGCTGTTTTCTTCCTGCATAATATTAATCTGTGTAGCATCAACGGCAATATTTTTTAAGTTATCCACTGTTGAATATGCATTGTCTTGATATTTGGTATATACTTCATAACGACCATCAGTACATAATGTATATTCCTCAGTGTCCACGGCTAACTCAGCACTCAAAGTCATTGCCGAATTAGCCGCAGCAGCAATTTTAGAATCTTTAAATGACATATCATGACTCCTTTACTTTAATAATTTATCCAGATCGACAACCTGATCAAGATGAACAACTCCATCCTGTGTGCCATCAGGATCTTTACCTGTCATATCTTCGGCTACCATAGCAGAAAGATTTTTTACAACGATACCATTTCCGGTATCTTCACCATTTCTGTCTGTTAAAGTGATTTTTCTGTTTTCTGTATTAAGACGAATATCTTTCACCATACCTTCATAAGTTGCTTTATTCTGAGCATTGAGATCTTTAATCATTCCTTCCATAGCAAGGAGTCTCTGATCAATTTCAGTAAACAATTCAGAAGGTTCATATTTATCAAATTGTAC